TCCATTTCATATATATATAGTGTCATAGGTGTCATAGGTAATAAAAGGGTATATAAATCAAAGACTTATTTTGTGACGCTTTAAATGACACGTGACGCCTTTACGGGTGGAATGCTTAATAAACGGGCAGTTCCCTTACGTTTATGCATTCCACCGTTCATTTTGCGAATGATGATGCCAGCCTTTGTCACGTCGGCTTTTGTTGGGTTTTGCTTACCAACCGCCATAAGTGCCTCGGTAGGTGTCATCCATCGCCACTCAGACATTACCGTCGACCAGTCAAGCGAATTAGTAATTAAGTCCTCAATCGGGTCAATAACTGTGAACTCCTCATTATGGGTATTAAGGGCGTCCAATTCCTCTGGAGTTAAGAACCATGACTCGCCTGGCAGGTACAGTTGCTCGTAGACCTGCGCCCAGCACTGCTGCATATCAACGGTGTGGTCGTGGTCTAGGGATTCGCACTCAATCGTCCAATATCGGCGGTTGCCAGTCTCATCGTGCAGGTAATTCTTGGGGTTCACGCTGGCAAAAAATATCGTCCTGCGAGCGTATGCCGACTCCTTGCGAGCGTAAGCTCTGCGTAATACATCGCGGTCGCTGGTTAGAAAAGATTTAAGCGCGGCCACGTCTGATTTGCGGAATGTGGCGTCTATTTCGCCAAGCTCGACCAACCAGTTTGAGACGCACTTCATGACCGAATCGCGGTCGTCTGGGCGCAGGAGCATGCCGTCTTTTAGCACGCCAAGGGTGTCAGGGACGAGGGTTTTAAACCACTTTGTCTTGCCGATGTACTGTGCCCCTTGGAATACCAAAACGCCGTGCGCTGATACCCCATTTGGCCGGAATGCGGCGGCGGCTGCGGAGATCATCCAGCGGGTCATGAATGCTGTCTTCATGGCCATGACGCGCGGATCTTTGTCCTCGTTTTTAGCTTTGACCGTTGCAATGAGCTGGCTCAAATGGTCTTGCCCGTCCCAAGGCCTGCTTGTAATCCATTGGGCGACTGGGTTGTATTGGTTCTGATCGGCGAGGTAGGTCACGAAGTCAGGCACGCGATCGACGGGCATCTTGAACTTTGCGCACTCGGATAGAAGCCAAGATAGGCTGGCGTTTTGTCTGTTGTCCATGCTGAAGCCAACGCGCGGGATGAGAATTTCCTCTTCCTTGCTGATGACGTTGTAGCGCACGATGACGTCGAGACGGGTTAGAACTTCGTTTAGGTTCTCGATGGTGGCCAGCGGCTTGCCTTTGTCGTTGGTATTTGGCAGCCACCCGTAGTAGTCCACCATCTGGCTTGCAGGAGCGGGAAAAGCGGGTGCAGCGGCTACCGCTTGAGAGAGCACGGCACCGCTGCTTGCGGGGTTTTTTGCTGATTCGACCGCTGCTGCGCCAGTTGAAGGCCGGTCACTCGCCGCATTGACCTGCTTTTTATTATCCACGGAAGCTGTCGCGCTGCTGAGTATTTTTGCGTCCGCGATGCAGGTTTTGACGGCATCTAGACCCTCTGCAGCGTGCAGGTCATTGAAATCTGTGTCTTTGTCGCGCTCGCCGGCCCACACTGGCATGGCAAATGATGCCCGAATCTCACGCGCCGCCTCCGATGCGGCTTTGACGCCAGGGTTGCCGTCCGTGAATGCGTCGTCGTCGGCTGCAATGATGATTTCAGCCTCTGGAAGCGCCGCGCGTATCTTCTTGGCCACGTTAGTCAGGTTGCCAGCGTTGAAGGACACCACGATACAGTAGCCGGTGGCCATGCGGATTGACATGCCCGTAGCCCATCCCTCGCAAATCACGACTGGGCCGGTTTTTGTAGGCTTGCCAAGGACGGTGTATGCGCCGGAGATTGGCGTGCCTTTGAGAAATTTCTTTTCGCCGTCCACCATGATGCGCTGCAGCCCGACGATGGGCCCAGGGCCGTGTCGCAGCGGGATAAGAAGCTCGCCGTTGAGCACCCGCGTGCCTTCTGTGCCTACTTGCTTGCGAACGCCGTAGGGGTGGCTCATCTCTTGAGCCTGCTCCCACATCTTGGCGGCGCGTTCGGCGCATTCAGCCCGATCACGGGCAACATCAGCCTCGCGCTGGGCCTTGGCGTCATCCATCTTTTTCCGCCATGCAATCTTTTCTTCTGGGGTAAATTCCCGCTTATTTTTCGATGACCAAGTGGCATCAATCTGCGCTCGGTTACAACCAAAACGGCCAGCAGGGCGTTCGTCATCGTGAAATACATACCATCCAGCTTTGTCGCGCGGATTCCCGTTTGAACTAAATCTTTGGATTTTTCCATCCCCAATGATTTCGTCTGGCGGCGTCAAACCGCTTGCTGCAATGGCGTCTAAAAATTCTTGTTGTGCGTTCATACCTGGCTTTCAAATCCGGCGAAAAGGTGGGGCAGCACTCGCCAGGGTCATGCTTTGTCGCCTGATAGCTAGTCAGACCAAGCCCCGTTAACAGTTTACGATATCAATCTTCAAGCATCTTTACAGCCTGCTCAACCGACCGAGCCACACCAGCAATTGCGCCACGCTGACGCATCGCTGACAAAAATGCATCTTGCTCTTTGCTGACACGGCCAGTCTCGGTTTTTATTTCCAAGAAAAAAGGCCGCGCGTGCTTGGTATACCCAAACAAATCGGAGAACCCAACGGGAAGGCCAGACTTCACAGGCCTGCCGTCCTTGGTAAAAAATAAACCAACGTTCCCACGAAATACCATGTGCCCGTCTTCGGATAGCGCCAGCATGATGGAGCGCATCAGGTCTGATTCGGAGAGTTTTTTGTTTGCGGTGTCGGTCATCGTCTCGTCCAAAGTATTTTTACAAGCTCACCAAGCTCACGCCCAGCGGCCTCGCCACGTTTCGCCGTTATGCCGTCAATGTATTGTTTGCGCTCGTACTTGCTCCCCATCGCGATGATGTGGCGTGCCTCGCACTCGGCGCGGTAGTCCTCGCAGAAGTTGCAGACCTGGCGACCATCCGATAGCGTCACCATGGGGCCTGTTTCGCAGCGGTTGCAGCCTAGACAGCTCATGCCATGAGCCTTTGATTCTGCTTGGCGTGGCGTGCACGAAGTACGTGGCGCGCCCAAAGTTCAGGCCGCTTCATGCCTCGTGCTCTGCCGATGGCCACCAAGTCTTCTTCTGTTTGCGCGCGCCCCTGCTCCACCCGCTTCTCGCGCTGCGCTTTGACCAAATCAATTTCTTGGAGCTCACCATCAACGTGGTTGATTTCACGCTTGACCGCTGGAAATTCATACCCACAGGCGCAATGCGTAGCCGCTGCCGCAACGGTGGCGAAGCATGAGCCACAAGTCTTGACCGGCACCTCTGATTTCTTTTGGGTTTTTTTCTTGGCCGAGCCGTCTAACGACCAGATGCGCTCCTCGTCTGGCAGGCCGTGGCGCCTCACGTTGCCAGCGTGGTCAAGGATGATGGCCTCGCTCTTGCCTTCAAAGATGCGCAACGCACGCCCGACCTGCTGCAAATACAGCCCCAAGGATTGCGTAGGCCGCAGCATAATCGCGGCCTCGATGGATGGCACATCGAACCCCTCGGATATCAAATCGCATGATGTGATGACCTTGATTTTTCCGTCTGCAAACTCTTTTAGAAGCGACTGGCGAAGGCCGCGCTCCATTGAACCGTCAATTGCTTGTGCCGAGATATTCTCAGATCGAAATTGCTCGGCCACATGGTTGGCGTGCGCAACTGATACGCAGAAGGCCACCGCCCGTTTACCGTTTGCCAAACGCTTGTAATGCGCCACCGCATCGCCGGTCACAGACGGCTTGTCGACCGCAGCCTCCAGCTCGCCGCGCACATAGTCGCCCATTCGGGTGTGCACACCGGAGAGGTCAACGCCAGCGGGTGCGAATAAGCGGTACGGGCTCAAGGCTTGAAGGTCAATAAGCTCGCGCATCGTCGGCCCTTGCACCATGCATTGGAATAAATCACCAAGGCCTTCGCCCGACAAGCGGATTGGCGTGGCCGTAACCCCCAAAAGTTTTGCCTTGGGGTATTCCTTGATTACCTTACCCCACGTGCTGTCGCTGATAGCGTGGTGGGCCTCATCGACGATGATTAAATCTGGCTCCTCGTAGCGCTCCATGCGTCGCACCATGGTGAACACCGATGCCACCTGAACAGGCTTGTGTCGATCGGACATATAACCAGGCGCGACCATGCCGTGGGCCACATTAAAAACGCTCAGTGTGCGCGAGATTTGCTCAAGCAGCTCGACGCGGTGGGCAAGAATCCAAACGCGCAGGCCCTTCTCGACGGCTTTGCTGGCCATGTATGAAAAGCACATTGTTTTGCCACCACCCGTTGGCAGCACGAGAATCTGGCTTGTTTTGCCTGCGATGAAATTAGCCCGCGTGCGCTCAATGAGCGTGTTTTGATACGGGCGCAGGGTGATGGTCATGCGTTGCCCCTTGCGCGGATTGCTTCAGCGATTTGATCTGGCCACTCCATAAGCGTTTGCTTTTTAAACTCATCAGCCACCATTGCACACGCCTCTCGCTCAATCGCCTGCCCGTTCTCAAACCCAGTCCGATGCCACATCTTAAAAAGCGACACTAGATGTTCAGCCTCGTTGTGAAAAACAGTAATGCCAAACTGACGAGCGATTGATATTGCCATGTTTGGGTTAATTTCGGCGCTCATGCTTCACCTGTGTTTTTAAATTTAAACTCTTCAACGCATTCGATGTATTGACTTTGAGATAAGTGGTCTTCTTTCCATTCTTGGAATAAAAACATCAAGTGATTGATCTTTTGCTGCTCACTTAATCTTCCAGACCTGTAGCCTTGTTTGTATCCAACCTTGTTGTGATAGCCAAACAGCTCACGCGCCTCAGACAACTTTTCTTCAAGCACGGAGGCTTCCACCTCTAGCATCTCAACTCTGGCACGCTCTCTGGAAATTAGCACCTGAGCAAGATTAACCAAATCATTGACTTCATTGCTGTTGTCGTCGATCCAAATGCTTGCAAAAAATGCAATGCTGTTTGCCGCATCAATTACTTCATCGCGTTTCATGCTTCACCTCTTGCGCGGATTGCTTCAGCGGCCTTGCTTGCACTGGCGGCTCTGTACGGCATAGATTCACACACCTTTGCACACGCCTCACGCTCGCGTTGCACCGCCAGTTTTACCAATTTCTCAAGGTCTTGTGCGTTGCATAGCCAGAGCCGAACAACTCCGCTATGTGTGCGGCTAAACCCAATTTTTTCGGCTGCTTCAATAATTTTGTCAAGTTTCATTCAATCCTCCAAAAACAAAAAGTCGATTGCTGCGGCTATAAGTACGAGGGTCATTTGATTCTCATTTGTTTTGAGCGATACATAAAACACGCAGGCCCAGGCACGCGCTCAAGGATTCCAGCTCGGTGCAGGCGACCAAGTGACGCATTGCTCAGACGGCGAACACCCGCACGCTTAGCGATGTTGCTTGGCAGCTCGTAGCGGTCGACCGATACGATGGATGCCAACTGGCGATCAGACACCACTTTCGCCCCCCATAAAAATCAAATCCTCCGCGACCAGGCTCACCCCATGATCCTTGGCCAGCATGAGAATGCGCCCTTGTAGCGCGGATGGGACTTTGCCGCCCGTGCCGCCAAGGTCTTGCGGTTTGCGCCAGCGCGATATAGACGAGGCGTTGCGCCCCAGCAGCTTGGCCAAAGTGCGCACGCCGCCGAATGCGCGGATGCATTTCTCGGCTGGGCTGTCGCTTGTAAGTGTTGCGTTTTCTGTGTTCATGCGTTGCAGTATAGCAAAAAACGCAACGCCCGCAAGTATCTGCTAAGTTGTATTTAAACAACTCAAATACATTTTTTCGCATCTTGTCGCGTTTTTGCATGAAATCGGGTATAGTGCGTTTACTGCAACACGGTGTTGCGGACTAACCGGAGAGAGATATGAATGGATTTCGTGAAAACTACGCTCCAGCGCCAGCGCCGCGCCAAGTGAGCACGGTCAAGGATTTTTTATTGGCGGTGGCCATTGGCACCGGTTTTGCCTTGGCTTTGGTGCAGTGGTGGGCGGTATGAGCACACAACACACACCTGGGCCGTGGATGCGCACACACGGAAGTGGCCGCTATTACATAAAAACAGACAAACAGAGCATCGCCACCGTCTTCAGTAGCAATGGCGAGTTTGGATGCCCTACAAACCCAACATCTGAACAAGCATCAGCCAACGCGCGTTTGATAGCCGCTGCGCCTGAGTTGCTGGCGTTGCTCATTGAACTGGTGGACATGGAGGGGCCACAACCAGGCACAAGCGCATGGGGTGACAAAGCCCGCGCCGCCATCGCCAAGGCGACTGGGGGTGCGGCATGAATCAAAACGAAATCCGTCTATTAGCTGGAGGTTATGCGCCATATCCTGAACGCTGGTTTGAGCATCTCCAAATCTGCGACTTGGTTGCCGACAAAAGCACTGGCGCTGTTGCCATGGTCATGTCAATCCAAAAGCAACGCCACATGAACGCGCCTGACTATTTCAGATTAGATTTTGCAGATGGTTCATACATGGATGTTAGCGACAACGAATTATCAGCTGAATACCGACCATACCTTCTGGTTAGTCGGATTACAGCCGCGCCTGAGTTGTTCGAGGTGCTGCAAGAGATGGTTGAGGTAAATGATGGGCCGTGCCGCATAGACCATAAAGGCTTTTGCCAATCGCATTACCTAGACCACGTTGATGAAGGTGGATGCCGCGTAGCAAATGCAAAGGCTGTAATCGCCAAGGCGACTGAGGGTGCGCTATGACCACCTGGCCATTTCCAACCCACCCGTTGCCGACACCACATCGCAACAACCCGCCGAAATTTAACCCTGACAACTACGAGGACGCGCCGTTATGAGCACCACCGATATAAATCAAATTTTGGCCGAGCGCGGTGCGCGGTACGGCACATTTGATGGCCACGCTGAAATCTCCCAGAGATTGAAGGCTTTAGTTCATCATTATGAGGCCGTGCGTGGCTGCGATCTTGAGCACGACCAACGTGAATCGCTTGAGATGGTGATGCATAAAGTTGCACGCATCCTGAACGGCGACCCAAATTACTCCGATTCATGGCGCGACATTTCCGGTTATGCATCCTTGGTGGCCGATAGGCTGGATGGGGTGCAGAAATGAACCCCACACCACGACTGCGATGGATCGAGAGAGATGTAATTCTCACTGGAGGAATCGGCTTGACCTACTCTCAAACAGTTCGCGTGCTCCAGCAATGGTTCGCATACGACATTCAATACCCAATGACACGAGGCGAGTGGCGCGATGTGCCGCTTGAAAAAGAATGACTGACAAAGAACTTCTAGAGCTGGCTGCTAAAGCGGCTGGAATTGAATTGAAGTGGATGACTCAGCTTGGCAATGGCGTAAAACCAGATGAAGATTTCATTAGCAATTGGCATCCACTAACAGACGATGGCGATGCGCTGCGGCTGGCTGTGAAGTTGCGTCTATCAATTTATGCGCCTTGCTATCAAATGAACGATATAACTCGGCCATTGGTTCGTTCGCAAGACCGAAAACACGGGGTCTGTTGCAATGAAGGCGAACAAGTAATTGACGACCCATACGCAGCAACCCGTCGAGCGATCGTAAGAGCAGCGGCAGAAATCGGAGCACATAAATGACCCCAATAAACCTAGTCCAAATAATCCAACCAGACAACGAGGCGCACTGGCTTGAGATGCGCACCAAGGACGTCACCAGTACCGAATCAGCCGCTTTGTTTGGCATGAGCCCGTATATGACGCACTTCGACCTTTGGCACCGCAAGCGCTCTGGCGTTGTGCCAGAGTTCAAAGCCAACGAGCGCATGAAATGGGGTAACCGGCTGGAGTCTGCCATCGCCCACGGCATTGCCGAGGAAAACGGCTGGAAGATTTCGCCGATGAAGGAGTATTACCGCGACCCAGACGCGCGGCTTGGCAGCTCATTTGACTTTGTCATCACCAATCATCCAGACGGGCCTGCGCACCTTGAAATCAAGAACGTGGACTACCTAGCGTTTCGCGATGGCTGGATTGAGCACGATGACGGCAGCATCGAGGCCCCAGAGCACATTGAGATGCAGGTGCAGCACCAAATGGCGGTGTCCGGCTTTAAGCGCTCGTTCATTGGAGCGTTTATCGCGGGCAACCGTGGCGTGGTGATTGAGCGTGAGCGAGATGAACCGGTAATTGCCGCAATACGGGCCAAGGTGGCCGATTTCTGGCGCTCAATCGAAGAAGGCAACGAACCGTCGCCAGTGATGCCGCAGGACGCTGAAACGCTTATCCGTTTGAACCAATACGCGCAGCCAGGCAAGGTGCTAGACGCCAGCACGGACGAAGAGCTGGCCCGCCTTGTGGCCGACTACAAAAACGCCTCAAAACTTGCCGCCGACTGGGAAGAGGACAAACAGGTTTGTAAAGCCAAACTGATGGAGCACATCGGCGACGCCGAGAAGGTTTTATTGGACGGATTCACCATAAGCGCAGGAATTCAGGCCGAAACGCCACCGACTTTAATTACAAAAGAAATGGTCGGAATGACCTACGGTGGGAGAAAAGGGTTTAGAATGTTGCGCATTACGCAACGAAAAGCGAAATAACCGCAGCCGGTCGGGTACCGGTATTTTTTAGGAGAAAACAATGAGCAACAACCAGCTCGTCGTGCAAGAAGTACGACACGCCATCGAAAAAATGGCACCTCAATTTAAAGCAGCCTTGCCTGCCCACGTAAGCACAGAGAAATTTGTGCGCGTGACGCTGACCGCTGTGCAGATGAACCCAGCGCTGCTGGACGCCGACCGCCGCACGCTATTTGCCGCAGCCACACGCGCCGCGCAGATGGGCCTGCTTCCGGACGGACGCGAGGGCGCAATCGTCACGTTTGGAAATAACGCGCAGTGGATGCCCATGGTCGCAGGCATCATGAAGCTGGTTCGCAACTCAGGTGAGATCAGCACCTGGAGCGTGCAAGCGGTCTACAAAAACGACAACTTTGATTTCAGCCTTGGCGACGAAGAACATATCTCGCACAAGCCAGCGCTATCAAGCCGAGGCGAGTTGATTGCGGTCTACTCCATCGTCACCATGAAGGACGGCGAGAAATCCCGCGAGGTGATGAGCGTCGAGGATGTCAACGCAATCCGCGCACGCAGCCGAAGCGGCAAGTCGGGCCCTTGGGTTAGCGATTTTGCCGAGATGGCCAAGAAGACGGTGATTCGCCGCCATAGCAAGCGCTTGCCACTGAGCACCGACATTGAAGGCGTCTTGAAGGACGACGACGAGATGTTTATGCCAGCGCCAGAGGTTCAGCCAATGCCTGAAGAAGCGCCAGCAACGCAAAAACGCGCAAGCCGCTTGAACAAGGTTGCCGAGCAAGCGCCAAGACAAACAGCGGCACCAGACGACGACGGCGTGATCGACGTGCCACACCGCGATCCAGCGCCTGAAACCGCAGGCAACGCGGACGACTCACCCATCTAACCAAAGGGGCTTCGGCCCCATATAAAACCATGAACCAATACGAACTTCTCACGCCAGACCAAGTGGCCGACACGCTCAAAGTGACCGTTGGCACGCTGGACAACTGGCGTCAAAAAAACTACGGGCCAAAGCACATCAAACTCGGCCCATCCAGCAAAAGCCCCGTGCGATATCGCCGCATCGATGTTGAAGCATGGGTCAAGCAGTGGATTGAACCTGTATCTCCGGACGCAGCATGAAACGCCAAAAATATCACCCCATTCGATACACCATAATGGACGTGATGATGGCGTCCCCAGACCGCCCGATGAATCCAGAGCGCCGCCGCCACCAGCTCACAAGGATGTGGGACGGCTTGGCCTCCATCGAAACAGCGCCAGCACCAACAACGGAAGATTGGCGCGTTTGTAGCGACGCTGTGAACCTCATGGAGACGATGGTGACCATGCAGATAGTCGAGGACGAGAACGGCCTCATAGACGACGCTGTGACGGCCTTGGCGATGGCAGGAAGGCGTCACATGAAGAATGGCGTCATCAGGCTAGATGCGCAAGGAATGCAGGCCGTGCGGGCCGTTTTGGAGGACTACGCAAGCGTCACCGAGCAAATCTCAGAGCGCACGTTAATCCAAGTGCACCGCAATACTGAGAAGCGCATCCGTGAAATTCTCACCGGCAGAAAGAAGCCTCACGATGTTGAGGTTATGAATATCTAAGGAGCCAGCATGAAACAAACAATCGTAAACATATTAATCGCAATCTGCATCGCTCTTGCGTTGAGCGCGGCACATCTTTTGGACTAAAACATGGCACACGAAGCAGGAAAAGGCAGCGCACAGCGGCCAACAAATAACCAGGCATTCTCAGAAGCGTTCGACCGTATTTTTGGTGTTACATCAAAACAACTTGGCCATGTCGATTGCAACGAAGAAATGGAGGAAGATGATGAAGACGAGATTTGCAACGGCTGCAGCGGGTCTGGCGAAGGCATGTACGACGGGTCGAACTGCTACAAGTGCCACGGCAGCGGTGTGGAGCCGGTTGAGCGCGAGGACGCGCCATGAAGACACAACTGGTACCAACGGTGGCGTGGCCACAAGACCCGTCAATGCTAAAGCGTGTTCGCGTGCGCAAACTGCGACCAAAAATCTACGCAAAAAAACAACCCATTACCGAGATCGACTACTTCCGCGAAGCGCGCGAGCAGATTGCGGAAATGCAGCGGAAACGGACACAAAAATGAACACTTGGCCATTTCCACCAGCCACGGGCGCAGTACCGTGGACACCCAAGCAAATAAAAGAATACGCGCAACAACAACGCGCACAACTGCCAGAAAGCCCGTTATGATTTTAAAAGAATACGACCCAAACATTCGTTGGGCAAAGCACACATTTGAAATTACCTATATGCAATGGGATTACAAATTCACGGAAGTGGTTGAAGTTGGCGGGAATTGCAAAGGATTTGATTTGTTTGATAGCGCAATCAGTAGCCATGCTGACAAACTTTTTAAAGAACAAGGTGAGTTTCCAACTTTGATTTTTGAGAAAAACAATGGAGAAGATACGCTTTCAACTTGTTTTGCAGAAGAAGACCGTGGCGATTTAGATGATTGGCTGAAATCAATGTGCGTTTCCGTAAGCGTCATAAATCATGTTGAGGACAAAAAATGACAACACAAACAGAAGCATTGGACATGATTACAAAAATTCAATTGGCTCATCAAGCGATGGAGGCTGCTTGTGAACGTATTGACCAGCTAAAAGCAGAAAACAAGGCACTCAAAGAAGCCTTGGCAGATACAAAGCGGGAGCCTGTTCCTAACCTATATGTGAAAGACATAAACGGAAACTTTCACCCGTACAAAGAAAAAGGCCACACAGACAACTGTGCAGCCTTTGGAGATGATTGTTCAGAGAATCACCTGCCGACCTCTCGTGTAGGAGTTGGTAAAGTTGATTCTACATCACAGCCAGAGCAGGAGCCTGTGGCAACGGCGATGACAGCGCACCGCGCAGCCTATTTCATGGAGCGGTTCAAGCACGAAGAAAAACTACTTGGCCCTAATGAGCAGGCCGCGCTGGACTTCGTGATTTCAATGCTTGAGGCGCAGCCAGAGCCTGTGGCGCACTTTGGGTCTGCTTACGTCAACGAGAACGGCGTTCACATCACCACAGTGCTTGGCCCTGTTGCAATCCCACAAGATTCCAAGCTCTACACCACCCCACCACAGCCCGAGCAAAACCTAAACTGCAAGTCAACCCAAGCCCGTCTTGCTACTGCATGGGGTTATGTGAAGGCACAGCCAGAGCAGGAACCTGTTGGTTATTTCAACGCAAATAGCGATGGGAAATGGGAGCAAAGCGATTCAAACGATGGTGTGCCTTTTTATGCTGCACTTCCACCACAACCCAAAGAGCCAGCCGTGTCGGAGACACATAAGCAAAAACCTGCCATTTTCCTAAAGGAGTGGTCTGACTGGCGAGACATGGTAGTGGTCAACATTATGCGCCACGGGAGCATTGACAAACATCTTGCAAGAGAGCTTGCCAACCATTTTCAAAGCATGACACCACAACCCAAAGAGCCAGAGCAGGAGCCACTCGAATACTGGAACGCAGTAGAAGGTTGGGTAAAGATTGATGAGGTGCGCGAACACTTTGATTCCGTTGGTTGCGCGACCATTTACAAAACTGCTGGTGAAGGTCGTGTACCTTTGTCGCTTTGTAAGGCACAGTCACCACAGCGCAAGCCGCTGACGGATGAGCAGATTGTCCCAATGTTTAGCCAGCGCCAGAAGCAGCAAACCGAAGGCGAAAAAGACGAGTGGTATTTTTATGCATGGGGTGTCAGCGATGGCGAAGCCGCCCACGGAATTACTAAGGAGTAAGACATGACCCGCCGCCCCATAGGCCTCTCCATCCCATACCGTAAGCAACCAGAGCCAACAGTGACGGCCCGCCAGTTGTTCGAAAAACTTTATGGCGATTTCGGCTTGAAGCCAACAGACGCTGCATGGCTTGTGTTTCTGTCCGGCTGGAACGGCGCACTGGAGCAAGCCGCCAAGAACTTCGAGAGCATGCCATTCGGCGACACCGCAGCCAGCACGGCTGCATACCTACGAGACCACAGAGAGTAAATACCATGACAACAATCATCAACGCATTCAACCCCGCCTACGTGGCAACGCACATGCCTGAGTTCATGACCAAGATGCGCAACGAATCAACGCAAGCAGAGAACGGACGCATGTACGCCGCACGCTCCAAAGTGCATCGCGTGTCTGTCGCAGACAAATCGGTCAGCACCATCAGAGCATTTCCAAAAACAAAGCGCGTCAGCTTGGCACCGCTTGAGATTACGTACTACAGCAAAGCAGGCACCGCCAACACAACCAAGAAGAAAAAGAAATGAGCGAGGAAGCAAAAAGCCTGCTGACGTTGATCGGGTTGATCTTTGCATCAGCAGGCCTTGTGGTGGCGATTCTCTGTTGGTTTATGGCCAGAGAGATGCATGACAGTTAAGCGTAGTTTCTAACGCCCAACTTGTCGATGATGAGCTTCGACTTCTTTGGCACGTCGCTTTCGCTTGTTGTGATGGCCACGTGTGTCCATCGGTCAAATTCTCGAATGCATTGCTGGTAAGGTAAATCGCTTGAAATGATGGCCTTTACCACTTCGTCAGGCGTCATACCTGGTACACGAATGTCAGCAGCGCAGCCGCGACGGTGATCGCTTGTGTTTTTCGAGCCGACAGCTGTGTTCACAGCCTCAGAGCGAAACGCGCTGTTGACCATGATTGGCTTTCCACCCAAGATGACTTTGAGCTGCTCAAGGAAGTTGGCCAAGCGTGGCAGGTTCTCGTAGGCGTTGACCATGACTTCTTTGCCGTCAATGATGCACTTCTCAGCGGTCGTTGGCGTGTTGTCCAACTCTCGATGATCAGTGTGGGTCAATTCTTCGAGTGTGAAGTTTGGGGTTAGGTTTGTCATTTAATACCTCTGAGGTTGTTGTAAAAATCAATGCACGAATTTAATTCGATGATTGCTTGGTCACCGTCTGCTGCGATGGCGATAAGGTCGTCAGCAGTCTTTGGGTCAAGTTCGGCTCGCGCCTCTGAATCCCCTGTGGCAGCTCCGGAAGAGCAACTGGCACGGACTGACAACCTGACAGCGCCAGCAGCGACATCAGCACGAAGCTGGTCAACTTTGGTTTGAGCATCTAGTTTTTCCTTTTCAAGTTTCGCTGTTGTTGCTGCGGCTTCATCGCGCATCGACGATTCAATGCGCCCGACCTCCGCCTTGATCGCTTGGCGCTCGTCGTACTTGCCAGCAAAGAACGCCATCAGCAAGCACGCGATGAATACACCTAGATTACGCAGCATCGTCTTCAGCCTTTGGAGGTGGATTTTCGTCAGTCAATTTCTTGTAGACGTAGTTCACACCTGCATTCACGAATGTCATGCCAGCAACACCACCAAGCACGCCGCCAGACAGCAGCATGGCATCGTTCACCTGCTTGGCAAAGATTGCGTCAATTGGAGCCATGCGCAGCATTGGCTGGATGGTGAAGATCAAAGAGATGATCGCGATCAAAACTGTTGCAGCAAACACAAACGCGATGGTCAATATAACCACTGCCCAAACGCGAACCTGAATCTGCTCAACAGTCAGGCGCTCTTCTGGAATGAATGGTTGGCCATCAATGCCAAGCATGATGCACAAGACCTTTTTTAGTTTCTCAGTGAATGTCATTTTTCGTCCTTTAAAAGCATTTCTGGTGGAAGTAGTTTGTCTGGGCAAGTGCCCTCAACAGTGCAGATTGGAGGTTTGCACTCTATGTTGTCCCAGTTGCGTGGGTTCTGGCATGGGTAGCGATAGCGATCTTCACCAAAGATGAAAACCGATGCAACCAATGCGATCATCAGAAAAACGTATCTCATTTTTTTTCCTTGAGTTCTTTCAATTCTTTCAGTGCGGCTTCCACTTGTTCGCGAGACTTCTCGTTCCTTTTGAATTCAACCTTTGATTTTGCGTTGATCATCATTGCATCAAGAACAACAACATAGGCCAAATAAAGCACGATCGCAAGCACGGCAATCACAAGCATATGAGCTAGGAATACCCCGTCCACCCGACCTGCTTCTTTAATGCCCACCACAACCACCATAGGTAAAACAAACCAAACAACATGACGCCAGCTTCCCAAGCCCTCTCTTTTGCGTCACGCACCATTCTGTCTCTCTTTGCGCTCGCAATCGCTTCATCACGCTCTTGAATTGATCTGGCCAGCGACTGCTCAGATTCAATCTGATTTCTCATCTCTTCAAACTGACTCCACAGCGCACCAAGCTCAGGAGGAGACTCGTAGATCATGTGATGCTTGATCTCTTGGTGCATCGACTGCAATTTATTGCGAATCAGAATGCGCCTGAGAGCCATTCGTTTCAATGAAACATCCTTGCCTTGAACCTTCTTTGCCTCTCGCTCCTGCTCCCAGAAAATAGCTTCAAGCCTGTCGAACGCATCAAACATCTCTCCAAGATTATCTCCAATCTTGAATATAACCTCGTCAGGATTCGCAGCCGCCACAACCGCGACTCGCTGCTTTTCCTCTTCAATTTTCTTTGCCTGCTCCTTCGAGACTTTCTTGCCAGCGAACTGTCCGTTGATCTCGTCGTAGATCTGCTTGACGTTACCCGCTACGCCTTTTACTTCTTTGTAAAGAGCACAGCCTTCCTTGACTAGCTGGAAGGCTGTTGTTGCAGCAAAAAGAGCAGTTCCAATTGGCACATCAGAGGCCGATCAGCTTCTTGAAAAACTCAGCAGCAGCGCCAGGGCCTAATAACACAGCGGCCAACACAGCCCAGATGTAATACTCGATCTTCGTCATGCGAGCCGAGCCATTCTCAAGCTGACGATTGATCGTCTCGTAACGCTGTGCGCACACGGCTTCGTGAGTCATCAGCTTGGCCTCTGTCATTGAAACGCTGTCTGTCATCACTCCACCTTCGGCTCTTCGTACTGTTGCTTGAATTGAGCATCAATCTTCATCATCAAATGAAACAAGCCGCTTCCTGTTGGCGTTTGAGCCATAAATTGAAGAATGATGTTTACTTCGTCTTGAGTTAGTTCTAGAGTCATTGTGCTGCTTCCTGCAATGGTGTCAAATCGTAGCCATCAAAAATGTCCTTAGCCAGCATCAAGACTAAGTGCTCTTTGTTACGAGCCACTGTGTCAGCCCACTCAGCGTCCTCCATCTTCTCAGGCTTGCCGCCGTTGATTAGGTTGCACGAATCGAGGCACGCCGCATAGTGGCGAGCAATTTGTTCTTGTTCGGTTAGTTCGATCATGGCTGGCCTTTCAGTGCTGCGATTTCAGCAGCTTGTGCGTCTACTTTTGCGTTGAGTTCTTTGATGGCTGCCGTCAAAGTTGCAACCAAAAAACTGGTGTCGATGCCTTGATAGACAGGATTGCCTTCAGCGTCTACTGCGTCTTTTGTTCCGACTACACACTCAGGCACAACAGCTTGCAACTCGTGCGCAATGAAGCCTTGACCATTTGAGCCGTCAACTTTCCAATTGTATGTACAAGGCTTAAGCTGTTGAACAACAGACAAAGCACCTGTCATTGGGGCTACGTTTTCTTTTAAACGATAGTCTGACGATGTTGAATAAGTAGTAGCCGACCCGCTGACGTTAATTGAACCAACAGCCGTTGTGTCATAAAAGAATCGCTGAACCTGCGTGTTTGATGCGTTACCAATAATTCCAAAACCATAACCTGAGTTTCTTGTGCGCGTATCAAGTAACTGAGCTAATGTGACACCAGCAAAAGTGGCGCTTGTCGTCCCAACCAGCCAACTACCGTTATTGTCAAAAATACCCCGTGGATTCCCATCCCCATCAGACAGCACGATGTAGTTGCTTGCTGTGCGAATGTCTAAGCCGCCTTGGTTGCCGTTGTAGACACCAAGAATTGTATTTTTAGCACCAGAAGTGACTAACTGACCTGCTTGAATACCGCAGAATGTGTTGTAAGTTCCTGTTGTGTTTTGACCAGCTTGATAACCAATCATTGTGTTGGCGTTACCAGTAGACGCATAGCCAGCGGAATGGCCTACAAAGGTTCCATATTGCCCAGTGCTATTCGTATACCCCGCCTGATAACCCACAGCAGTGTTGTTTGAGGCTGTGGTGTTGGCTTGGAGTGCAAACTCGCCAATAGCTGTGTTGTTTGAACCAGTTGTACTTGAATACAAAGCTCCGTAGCCATAGGCACTATTAGCATCGCCAGTTGTGTTGCTATACAAAGCTCGATAACCAACCGAAGTACCAAGAGCGCCTGTTGTATTAGCCGCCAAAGCACTAGCACCAACAGCAGTGTTGGTTGCTACGGAGCCAGCGCCTTTGCCTACCGTGAGGCCTTCAACAACAGCGCCTCCTGTACCTACATAAAGTTTCTTAGCAACAGCCAAACCACCAGCAGTTTTGATAGCAGCAGCGGTAGTGCTTGACGCATCAGTTGTATCTGTGCCTATAAACTTACCAGCAGAGATTTCTGAAATCAAATCGCCAGATTGATCAAGCGTAAACAAAGAAATCCAAGCATCATTGTCTTCGTTTCGCATCTTCACAATATTATTTGTGGTGTCGTACCACAACATATTTGCGTAAGTTGTCGCGGGAGCAGAGGTGCCGCTTTGCATTGAGCCCAGCGCCTGGAGCGCATCATTTAGATCAGAGCGAAACGCAGGGAATCCCTGATTCGCAATGGATAAGTCATGTTGTGACAATTTTTGCTCCTTTAAGCGGCAAGTTCGCCGTAACCCTTGGCGACATAATCAAACGTGCGATTGACGGAAGACCCGCCTGAATTCTTGAAAGTGATTGTAAAGCCTGTAGCAGATTTTGAGGCGATTTCATAGAAGTCACCCTGCTGCAAATTCTGCGCAGCAATGCCAATCGCTGGCGTGGCCTTGAACGCTGGGCTAAATGTCACAGCATAAGCACCAGCGCCGGATGCAAGGTTGCTTCCAGACGTCACGCGGTCTGGCATATCAACGGTAACAGACAAAGCCGACACGGTTGGGCTTGAATCGCCGCTTTGAGAGGTCAAAACAATTTTGAACCTAAACCCACGCGCCTTGTAATCGCCAACAAAGAAACGTCGGTAATCCGTCCACACGGGAGCGCCTGCTGGGTCGTCTTCGGTTGTGGAAATGTAGAACTCGACATTGGTGTCGCCATAGGTGTTTGGGTCGCCGTCAAACAAGCCGGTGCGATCGTCAAAACTCTCCGTCGGATCATCAAACAAATTGACATAGTCCACACGACCAACGGTGATGTTGGATGTGACGCGTGAGGTGTATACGGAGCCAAGATCAACGGTCTGGCCGAAATAATAGGTGCCCTGCGTTGAAGTTGTACCGCCACCGCCATCGAAGTCGCCGTCAACGTCATCAAACAGGCCTGCAACGCTATCAAAATCAACGGAGGTGTCTAGAATTAAAAGGCCTTCATCATTGAGATGGCACTCTGTCATTGACCCAGCGAACAGAGGCGATTCTGTGACCGTTTCAACAACGTTGAGCCCCTTGATCTCTTCAATGATCGCCACGATCTCGGCAACGTTAAGGCTCTCGTTGCCAAGTTTGTCAATCGCTTTGATGAAGTAAGTGCCGGTCATTGCAGGAGCCACGGCAAAAACGCCAGGGCGAGGAACCTTCTCAATCAGGTCAATGGCGTCAGAATAAAAAGCTCCAGTTGTTGCACGTGAATGACGAATGCGGTAATGGCTCAAATCCAAATCGCCAACTGGATTCCATGTCAGGTAAGCCTGCGTGCCAACAATGTTGATTGAGAATCCTGTGACGTCCTCTGGTGGCGCTGTTTTGCCAACAACCTCATGGCTATCTGTGGCCCACTCTGAGCGCACGCCAAGCGAGTTGATTGAGCGCGCGCGGACGTTGTACACCGCCCCGTCAATCACGTTGTAAAGCTCAAAAATTGATCCCGTGGCTTGGCCTAAGTTAATCCAGTCCGTGGCTGTTGAAATCTTGGCCTGCACTTCGTATCTATTTTGGAAAGATGCCTCACCGGATAGCGTGACCACCAGTTTGGTGATAAGTGTCTCGGCGGCGATTTCCAAAACGTCCGTGGTAGAAACACCAGGCGATGTAACAGTAAATGGGTCTGGCAGGTTGGTATTTGGTGCAATGTCAACGATTGTTTCGTCGCCAGATGCCCAGTCGTAGACGCCGGATGCCGTTTCGCGCAATGTCAGGTTAACGATTGGCGCAGAGCCTGTGTCTGAGTTTGTGAACGAGAACGACCAGTCGATCACCTCGAAAACCTTGGCGTCCCATCCATATCGGCTGAAATCAAGATAAACGTTGTCGCCTGGCTGGAGCTGAAAGGCTTTTAGGTTGCACGACAAATTCACGCTGATTTGCTGGCGCGATTTCTCAAGGTCAATCTTGGCCAAGCGCTGACAAGTGGCCACGGATGTGGTGAACGGGAATTGGATATCCTTCCAAATTTTTTCGTTGTCCTGCGCCTCATAAAGCGTATTGGTGACGGGTGGAAAGCTGCTCAACTGATAAAGCGCGTCAGGCTCCGAATAAGTGCCCTTCACCGCGTTAAAAATATCGCGGCGAGACTGTGAGCCCTGCACCGAGATTGCGCCCACCAAGTCGTTGTCAGTCAGCGTGACGGTAGGCGTGCGGTACTCAGCCACCTTTAAAGTCCACTTGCCGCCAATATAGGCAAGATTTCCACCGCAGGCTGTGAGCATCTTCGACAGCACATCCTTTGGTTTTTCGCCAGAGCTGAAAGCGCCGTTGATGGTGTATCGCTTCTCTGTGCCGCCTTCTGCTAGCGCCACATCTTCATCGCATACGTCTGCAGCCTCAATAAACGAAACGTCGTCAATTTCTTCTGCCGTGGCTCCAAAGCCGTAATCAACATCGGTCAGGTAATCACGGATGCAGAGCGATGCGTTTGTCGAGTATGCCGTTGTTGTTGTTCGCGGGTCGTAGACCTTCTTGCCTTGAATCTCGGCGGTGATGTTCGGCAGGCCTTGTGGAAATTTGTCAGCATCAAACACCAAAGTCGCACCAAGCGTTGCGATGCCTTTGAACTGATAAGCGGACGCCGTTGTGCCTGCGAACAGCTCCATGGCTGATTGCGATGCGCTGCCGGTTACATAATCAAAGTTGATAGCCGTGGTGCTGCCTTTGTAGTTGATCGTGTAAATATTTCCACTCGGCGTCAGCACAAATTTCTCGTCGGCAACATATACGTTTTGAATGCTGTCAATTTCATGGCCAACCATGGCAATGGCCATGTGAAGCGTCTCATTCTTGGCTCCAGTTGTCTCCATGTAGACAATCGTTCCACCAACTCGTGTTTTCCCGTAAACGATCATTGCATCGCCTGCCGCTTGGCGTGACGATACAAGCTGGCCTCGAAGCTGGGCGCTTAAATCAAACTCTTTAGGTGTTTCTGCAAGAAGCTGCGAAACGGTGGACGCGGCTGCTGCGGTGACTGCGGCAGCGCCTGCAAATGCGGCAAAAGTCTGGCTGGCGCTGATTGAAGCAGGGCCAAGATAGTAAACAGCCGCCGCAACGACAACAGCCGTTACGACCGACTTAAAAACGTTGCCTAAACTGAATCCCATTATCTACCCCAAGCGATTTGTCGATCTTGCAATTGTGCAACACCAGACAGAGATTCGTCTCCAGTGAAGCGCTCTAATTGCTCCTCGTTTGTGAGTTTTCTCGTCCTTGAACGGTCTAGGTCAATCAACACGTTTTCCACTGAAATTGAGATCGTTGCTGTCTGGCCATCCTCTTGAAGCGACATAACATCCATACGCCCAGCAAATACCTGGTACATATCCGATACAGGCTGATTCTCTGCGTCCAGCGCGCCAAGGTATATCTTGGCTGATCGACCGCGGTAATTTTCACCAAGCATGACCGACACGATCGACGAATCAAGGCCTGAAAACGTGATTGAGATGCCGTTTGCCGACAAGTCAGTGGCCTCCGCGACCTCGGAGAAGCTCATCACCAAACCAGCGCCGCTCCATGTCTCAGCGTTGGCCGTAATGTCTCCGTATCCAGTCCAAAAGCGCAGGTCGCCCGAATCAAACAAAAGCTCAACGGCATAAAACGGCTTAAGCTGGTCAGCATCAAACTCGGTGGCCAGCGCTGAAGGCAGAGTGCGTGACATTAAATTGCCTCTCTTGCGCCAAATGTGATGCCGTAAAACGTCGCCTCGTTAATATCCCAAGCCTGCTGGTTTGCAGTCAGTCTGAACACGCCTTTCGGAGCGCTGACAACGATTGCGGCGTTATCCGATGGGGCGGTGCGTAAATCTGGCCAAAGCGTCAACGTGGCGTTTCCTGAACCGTCTGAGTTCACATCGTCTAGGACTTTATGCAGCAATGCGGATGCGCCACCGCCAAGCTGAATGTAGTCACCCGCCTTCAAAATTCCAGTCGTGTTTGGAGTCCAACCGTCCGTGATGAGGTCTGAGCCGGTTTGGCTGGCTCCGTTTACGAGCGGAGTTCCGGTGGCCACGCCGCGTGCCGTTGCACCATTTGGGTCGCCAAGCAAAAACGTGCCATACGAGCCGTTTAGCTTGAGCAGGAAAGAAATCCAGTATTCGGCGTCCGCGCGTTTCATGGGAGGCAAAGAAATATCAGCCTCCCAGAACTGGCCGGTGTATTTGTAGACCTGCTGCTTGGCGGTGAATGGCGACTGTGAAATGCCAACCACGTTGTTTGCAGTCAGGCGTATTTTGGCCAGGCCTTTGCTGGTTGGAATTGCGAGGGGGAATGTCACAGCCATATCAAGCCATCATCTTTCCAAATGAGCCGCCACGGCGCTTGCTATCAGCAACCGCAGCCTTTGTTGCTTCCATAATTCTAGGCATCATGCCAATCACCTCGGCTCGCACGGTCTGAGACACGCCCGCCGACAAGTTGATTGTCTGGTGCACAGTCACACCAGAACCGCCGCCTGATGGGTCGTTGTTAATCTGGCCGGATGAGTTTGGAATAAATATCTCTGGGCCGTTCTCTCCAACCAAATACGACTGGCCAGATGTCACAGGGCCGCCCATGGCTCGCGCACCAGCAACCTTACCAGTGCCAAGGGCTGAGTCTAGAAAGCTCGTGCCGGCCTTCACAAGAGGGTCTGTGATGGCTTTTTGTATTTGGATGCGTATTAGGTCGCGAATGATTGAGTTTGCCATGTCTGCAAAGTTGAATTTGCCGCTCATGGTCGCCTCAGTCATAACGTCTGTGAAATTGCGGCCCCAGCCTTGCACGGCGTATTTCAGCTCCTCAAGTGCACTGACGCCAGTGTCTTTGACCTCAGCAAACGCGTCCGTTGCGTCCAGCGTTGCTCGAGCGTAAACATCCCAACTAATAGCGCCCATCGCCAAAAGGCGGTCAAGCTCTGCCATTTGGATGTTCATTTTTTCCAATGGCGTGCGCGTGTCGTCGTAGAGCTTTTTTGCCTTGTTAATGAGGTCGACTTTGTCTTGAAAGCCCTTTTTAGCCATCTCGTCGGCTTCACGGCTGGCAGCGTCCAACTCGCGGTCTTGCGCTGCCAACTGAGCCTTTTGGCGTAGGAGTTCTTCGTACTGCTTAATTTGGGGTTTGGTGACGCCTTCCATGCGCGAGAACTGGGCAACTGCCAACGCGTTCTCGCCTTGGGTCATCTTAAGGATTTCGTCGTTTATGTCGCGCAGCTTCTTGGATACCTCTTCGGCATTTTTTGCAATGGACGGGTCGAGCGGCTTAAGCGTCAAAGACTCAGGCTTGACAACATCTGGATTCACGATTCCACGGCCACCGCCAATCTTTGAAGCACGGTCGATGTTGATCGCGTTCTGTAATTCTTTGTTGAAGAACTGCAGCAGAGGCAAAGATTTCTCACCAATGATTCGTTGAAGAATCTGGCCAAAGTTTGTCAAGTTGTCGTTAAAGTCAGCCGAGTCTTTTGCAAAATCGGTGCTAATAGAAGCCCCAAACTCTTTGATACCAGCAGAGCCTTTGCTTAAAAACTCGTTCAGGTTCGCGCCAGACTTGCCAAACAAGGCCATCTGGTATTGAGTCTTGATCGCCCCATCATCAACGCGAGAAAACGCATCAGCAATGTCTGCCAATACGTCCGTTGTTGGGCGAATATTTCCCTCGGCGTCTTTTACAGAAACGCCAAGATTTTGAAACGCAAGAGCCTGCTCTTTACTGCCAGAAGCTGCCTCGGCAATGCTTTTGTTGAGCTTGATAAGTGCGCTGCCAAGCTCTTCTTGGCTTGAGCCTGCCAGCGCTGCTGTGTTGGAGAGCGAGGAAAGCGTTTCAACCGCGATGCCGGTGCGCTTTGACAGCTCATCCATGCTGTCGGCAATGTTGATTACGCTTCGGACGTAGGTGATGGCCCCGAGCGCAGCGATTGCGCTACCAACGCCAAGCATGGCGTTTCTAACACCAGCAGTCGCGCTGTCGACTTGCTTTAGGCCTGACTGAACAGAGCGAAATGCGGCACCAGTTTTGTCCGTCGCAAGAATGTCAATTTTTAGGTCTTGCGCTGCCATCTTTGCTCCGTTCTCGCTGAATCTTCAGCCATATCTGCCATTCGGTGAACTCCTCAACGCTCATTTCCTCAATCTCTGCGACTGTCTTATGTAATTTCTCAGCAAGAAAAAACATAAATTGGCGTTCAGGAGTCTCCGTTAGTTTTTTTCAAGACTCCCAAAGTCAACGCGCATAATCTCTGTCGAGATACGCTCCAACACACGGGAATCAACAGCGTTGCGCAGGGCGTGCTTGTCGTCAATGGTGAAAAGCTTATCGCCATTCTTGTCCAGCGACTTCATCACGACCAACTCAACCAATGCGTCGATTTCGCTGCCAGAAATCTTTGTGACTGCCTGCAGCTTTGCCTTGTCCTTCAAAGTGAAGGGCTCAACGTAAATCATCAGCGGCCCAGATTCATCACCCCACTCAGCGACCTCAATGGTCTTGGTTTGCAGGGTCTTGAAGTGCGCCTTGGCTAGGTCAATCGCCTTCATTAGCTTGCGGTGCTAAGTGAAAGAGCGCCAGTGCCTTGCAGCGTCAAAGATGCCTCGACCATTCCGTCGAATGAGCCAGTGACGGTCAAACCAGTGACGATTGCAGAGCCAGAGAAATATTTGTCGCCAGTTGTAGCGCCTTCTGGGTAGACGTTGAGCGTGACAGATGATCCAACAGACAAAGCTGTCTGGCCTGTATCGCCTTCGTCCCAGAAAACGTCCACAGAAGCCGTGAAGCTCTTGAGGCCAGTTTTGTAAGTGCGTGATGCATCGCCCATCGAAGTATCTTCAATGGTGTCTGCTGTCTCGCTGATGGAGTAGCTGCGAATTTCACCAACGGTGTCGCTGCCAATTTTGATTGTGCCTTCTGAGCCGGTGTGAGTTGCCATTTTTAGCCCCTTTTCAAGTTTCAGTATTTTGCCACATCAAGCGGCGGTTTCGATATCGTTTTCTTTTGCGGAATAAATAATCTGGACGCTGAAAGTACCAACGCCAACGATCTTCTCACCGTCGCCAGAGTAATCAGCCTCAAAGCCGGTGATGTTGATTTGCTTCACAAGCGCGTTCAAAGCGGCGTTTGAATAAATCGCCTCTTCCACCTCGACCGCAACGGTATCAAGCGTGTCGTCAAAGTTTGTGTTGGCCATTAAGTACGCCTCAACAGCCGCCTCAAGCTGGCGCGTTTGCGTGCGTGGGCGCGTCATCGTTGAGTTCACCACTTCCTCTGACTTCGTATAAATACAAAGGCCAGGCAGCTTACCAGACTCAAGTGGGTAGACGCGGCTGCGATAGACGCGCGAGCCAGTCGTTGTCAAACCCGTCAAAGCGGTGACAAGCGCATCACGGATTTGCTTTCGGATGTGGCTCATTGTTTTTCCAAAACAATCTCAGTCATACCTGTGCCGTCGTCCTGCACAATTCGCGACAGGTAAGTCACGCCAGAAATGACGAACGTGTCGCCCTCTGTGCAATTTACAACATCTTGTGTGCGGCAGGTCAGGCGAGGTTGCTGCACGGCGAAACCAACGGTTCCACCAGAGTCAACCTCAATGAACTGATTGTCAAAGATAGCCGTGATCGTGGCCGCAGAGCCGCCTTGGACGGTGTAGGTCACGGACTGGCCAAAGTCAGCCAGAAACACCAAACGATCAGCAGCGCTCTCGACAGCCATTACTTAGCCTTCTTTGGTCGACCGCGACGAATCACGGGCTCGCCATCGGATGAATCAAGTCCAACGCTGGTGTTTTCAAGCTCATCGGTATCGAAACCGTTGTCCTGGAGTCCATCAAGGTCGATGCTTTGCTCGTCGGCTTCTTGCTCGTCGGCTTCTTGCTCGTCGGCTTCTTGCTCGTCAATCTGGATTTCTTCTCCAGCAATCATGCATCGGCCATAGCCAATCAGGCTTTTGGCCTCGTGGTCGTTCAAATCAAGAACATCGCCAATTCTGGCTTTGCCTTGAGTTGTGATTGTGTTTCGTGTGAATAAAACTTGTGTCATGGCAGGTATTTCTTAACTGCAACCAATGAAACGCCAATATCAAAAGATGCCACGCCAGCAACCGTGCAAACAGCCTTCACGTACTGCTTCATTTCGTTTGTGTTGACGCTGATTTTTTGATGACTTGCAGCGTTACCAACTTGGGTAAATGTCGCGCCAGTAACGTCTGTGTATGAACCGCCTGATGTGTCGCTGTGCGTCAGTTTGACGTCACAAGTCGCGCCAACACCGCCTGCGCCGCAGTTCAAAATAACCGCAGCCTCGCCGTCATAATCAACCAAATCAACGGCTGAGCCAGTTGTGGTTGTTGAGATGGCAGCGGTTGGAATCAATGCAACTGCTGTTGCGTTATCGCCAAAATTATTCATCTGAAGCTCCAATAAGAAGGGGGGTTATTAGCCCCCCTGTTGATTACGCGATGTCAGCGTCGCCGTAGCAGAAGGACACGGCGTTGCGCAATGCAATGTCCACGTCCTGCAAGGCAACCACGCGAACGGTGCCGCTTGTGCTGTTGCTGTATGGGTCAACGGTCAGGTCGAGGCCAGACCAGAAACCGATCAACAAGTCAGCGAAGTTGCCGAAGAACACGTCACCGGCGGTAACTTGGTTCGACACTTCAGTGCGGTAGCCGTTCACTGTGTTGCCTGGTTCCCACACGAATTGGCCAGTAGAAGTGCTGGACTTTTCGGTGGTCTTCAAAGCGCCACGTTGAGCTGGGTTGAACAGGTACGACATTGTGCCGATATCTGCGTTGTCAGCGGCCAACTCAGACTCCATTGCCACCAATTCAGCGAATGTGGGGGTAGTGGCTGCGAAATCTTTGGTGTTCACGCCAGAAGTCAACTTGATGCCTGTTGGCTGGTTGTTTGAACCTGTGCCGTACAAAGCAGCTGCGTCGATAGCCAAGGCGATGACTTGAGCCAAGTCGCGGCGCACAAAGCTCTCAATGTCGATGCTGGATTGGAGCATCAACTTGCGGCTGAAATCGGTGTAAGCGCCAACAGTCTTTGGAGACATTGTCACTTGGGCCAGAGTTTGTTGGCTCTCGGTAGGAGCACCAGACTCAGCCACCCAGTAAGCAGTCGCGCCAGCGGATTGCTTAGGGATTGCCACGTTGCCGACTAAACCGTTCATCACGGTAGCGCCGGCGCGTTGCACCACAGAGCGGTTGCGCAACATCTCGATGAACGAATCGGCCATCAAGTCGGTTGCAACGGTGTATCCACCAGCGTTGGCAGTGCCAACAGTCAGGTCACGCTTGCCAAAAATAACATCGTTTGGCACGAAGATACCTTGTGCGGCGCGGCCATAAGTTTTCACAGCGGCTTCAGACACTTCACGCTCGAAAGCGGCTGCTTCCCATGCGCGTTTGTCTTGTGGGTTGGCCATCGCGTTGATAGCTTTCAAGAAGCTGAATTGACGGACTTCTTTTTGAGTCAGACCGACTTCGGCTTGAACAGGCTTGTCGAAAGCGCGGCTTTCAACTGCCACAGTTGCGGAGTTTTCCATTTGTGTTTCCTTGCGTTCTGCTTCAGCGGCGGGTTCGGGTTGTGCCACTTCCACAGGGGTGGTAATTTGTTGTTCTTCAACAACAGCTTCAGAGGTTGTATTCACGCTCTCACTTCGACCAACACCGACAGACGTGTCAGCAGGAATCGAAACAATAGACGCTTCAACAGGTCGCCAAGCAGTTGCGCGGTATGTTTTGCCGTCGGCCTCTTTCACCATCTTGGAGATTGAGTAACCAATGGAAACATTGCCACGAATTTGATCGGCAACATCTCCGTACACCTCCGAAGCCAATTCGCTCTTACCGAAACGAACTGTCGCACGCAACTTGCGAGCCGAGCCATCGAGGGATACAGATTCGATCACGCCAATTTGCTTCGACGGGTCATGGTCGAGCAACAAAGGCGCACGGCCTGAGTTCATAAAACTCAGGTCAATTGAGTCAGGGTTATGGTCAAGAATTTCATCGCCATAGTAGCGAGAGACAGCGGATTCGCTGGAAATCGACATTGACACGCGGCGGTCTTCTGCCGAATCAACGCGAGCTTCCATTGCATCAGCGCGAGTCATGCGCTCATTTGCCTTACGCATATCGTCCATCTCGACAGGGATTTCCTCGACAACTTCGGCTTCGCCTTGTGTCTCAGCCTCTGCGGCCATGACGGTTGCCTCGGCTTCCGCTTGTGCTTCGATGATTTCGGACAAGTCCTCCGTGTCCACATGGACAGAGAGGCTCACCACGGCGCGTTCTTGATCGGTCATTTGCTGCCTTTCGGTTGCTGTTCAAACGAAATATATTCGATTTTTCAGAATTCTAACTGAATCATTCAGAAATTACATCGCCAGAGAGTTCGGATGGCGCTGGCAGCTTTTGGCCAAAAGGCTGGAACGCCAAAGTGATTCCAAAATCTGCTGCAAGTTCTTTCTCTGCCTTGATTTGGTCAAACGTCTCCTCAACGTCGCGCCCGTACTGGTTCGCCACATCCTGCATCGACAAGATGCCGTTGTTTAAACCAACCACAGCGGCGTTCATTTCCTTGAGCGGGTCAACCCACTGGAAGCCGCGCGCTCGGAACACGGTCGCATCTGCAAACTTGTCGAAACGGCCGGCTGGGATTGTGATGTACCGGCTCTCCATGATTGACATTAGGAAATCACGGTAGACCGGCTCAACAAAGTGTTGCACCAGCATATCCTGCATCACCTTCCACTGGTCGCGGTCTTCAATCGTGCCTTGGCGAATTGACGAATATGACACGCCCTCAAGGTCGTTGGCCAGGCTTGTGTATGAAACGCCAAGACCAGAGGCGATGCCGCGCAGAATTGCTTTTTCAAAGTCAGCAAACGCAGTCGTTGGGTGCGTTGGGTCAAACTGCTGGAAGTTGACGCCTTGTGGCAACTGATGGAACGTGCCTGGATCGGCTTCCATGATTGGCACTTTGCCATCCGTATCGTCGGCTGTAAATCCGTCGCCAGCAGGCGATGTGAAAAAGCCCATCTTCGACGCGCCGGTGCGTGCGGCCACAAGCTCGGCCTCGCGATAGCCGTGCAGCATTTTCAGGCTGGAGATAGCCGGAGCCATCCACGGCACGCCGCGCGTTTGTTGTGCACGCTCCATGAGGTAGTGGTGCAAGATTTTGTCGGCAGGAATACGCACACGGGGCCCAGCAAGCGCCAAAGACTGACTGACGTCGCCTGGGTGCTTGGTAAGCAACCAATACGCCACAGGGCGTCTGAATGGGTCGAGCTCCACGCTCATGCGAATCACGTTGCCATTGGCCAAGTCGTCGTTGTAGTTCTCGTCGAGCAAATCAGGCTCCAAGAACTCCAACGCAAAACCAAACTGGTTCGGATAGGTCACTTTGCGCACCAACACTTCACCGTCACGGGCTAGGGATTCAACCCAAAATCGCTGGGCGTCCACCCAAGACATTCGGCCATCAACGGTGCAGGTGCCCTTGCGGCCCCATTTGTCCCACGCTGTTTCGATTGACTTGTTGCCAAACGTATCAATTGCACCATTGTCGTTGCGGGCCTTTACCTGCAGCGTCACGCCTCGGTCGCCGACAACGTTTGATTTTGCCAGCGCCAAGAAGCGCTTGGCATATTCGTTATTTCGCGCCAAGTCTCGGCAGCGATTGCGCAGGATTACCAGTGCGCTTTTGATTTCTTGGTCGGGTGATTTTGAAGACGCCACAAAGTCGCTAAACAAGCGGCCAACATTCGCGCCTGCATAAGCGCGTTTTTGCATCTTCTTCTTGCGGGAAAATATATCAAGAAGACCCATCAATTACCCCCAAATCGTACTTGTACTGTCGCGCCGGTCGACTGACCACGGCGAATGCGCTCTGAAATTTGCTCTTTACGAACCTCGGAGCGATAGTAATCGCGAGCCTCCAGCAGCTCCCTGAATGACATTTTTGTCAAACTGCGGCCAGCCACGGAGTAACTCGCCACATCCGAGTCAGCCTTGCCAGACAAGATGCTCTCAATTTTTGCCACCATGATTTCGGCGTGCGTGCGCGGGTCTGCGCCGTTGACGTCCAAATCTGCGATGGCAGTGAAATAGCCACGGTCAACAACCAAGCGATTGTTGTCTGAGTCGCGTTTAATCTCAAGCTGCCAATGGTACAGACCAGGCACAAAGCCTTCAGAAGTCGCGCTATTTACGGAGAACAGGTAATCGCTTCCGCTGGCCGTTCCGGTGACCTGCACCTCTGTATTGCCACCGCCAGTGATGCGTGCAACATAGGTGGCTGTGTATGCCGTGTTCGGGTAATCCGCACCAAGGTCAGTGCGCTTCCATTGAATCCAGTCACCCTGAACAACCGTTTCAGGCTCAATCGTGGGCGCGTTCGCAGGGTCAAAGAGGTTTGCCATAAGCCACCTGTAGTTTTGGGAAGTTTAGCGTATTTTATCGCCAGCCGTTGACAAATCCAGTCGTCCGTTGCTTGCGCACCTGAGTTTTCTCCTTTTTCACCTCCGCATCGGCCTGCCGAGTCAACTCCACCCGCTTGGCCAGCGCCGCTAAGTTCACATTCAGCAACGCCAGCGCGGCCATGCCGTAAACCCTAACGTCCAGCGCCTCGTTTCTTGGCCGTGTCTTCACAAACTCGCGTTTTGCAAAACCCTTGTGGTACCTGGTCGCGATCTTCTCGGCTGTCAGCTGCTTGAAATACTCATCCTCGCGGCCAACAGGGAAGTGGCAATAACCAGGGCCAGGCTCCGCAATCTTGAAGCGAGAAAACAGCAGGTGCTTGGCCGTATCAACGCCAACTGGGAACAGTTTGATTTTCCCGATGTTGTTTTTTCCAGGCTTGCCCAACAGCGGACGCCCCTCGCCACCAACGCCCTTGATCGCAAATATTCGCTTTCCCTCGCGCGGAGCCACGTATTTGTAAACCGCTTGCGTGTGGTGGCCACCAGAGTCCACGCAAGTCGCTCGCACGATGTAGTCCTCGCCAAACTCATGCTCAAACGACTGACCCAAAAACTCATCCAAGTCGCGCCAAACGATC